CCATGTCCTCCAGGTTCTGCTGGGTGATCACCACTTTGGCGGGCTCACCTCCAACATAGCCGTCCCATTCCCCGGCCTTGGCTACCTCCCACCAGCCCTGGTCGATGTGGTAGTCGGTTATCCGGTCATCGTCGAACATTTTTAGAACCCTTTCGGGCGGGTTTAAAACCCGCCCCTACTTATGCTGCGGTGGGCAGCCGGTCGAACCCGGGCGGCACCTCTACCACCGGGTAGATCTTGTCCTCCTTGATCCCCTCGGTCTCGATATCCAAGACCGAAACCTCGAGCACCATGCAGCGGCAGCGGTGGTGCAGCGGCGGGTAATGCACGCTCCAGAAAGGGTCATCCCGCCGATAGACCCGGGTGTCCAGGGGACCGCAGATATCGCAGACCGCCGCATCCCCGACCGTGACAAACTCCCATAGTGGGAAAAATTCCCGCAGGCCCTGGGAATCTTCCGCCAGGCCCTGCCAGCGGGCGGCGTTGGCCGCGCTGTGGATATTGGTCAGGGCCGCGGTCTCGAGGTGGTACGGGTTGGCCTTTGTCACCCCCAGGGCGTCCCAGCCCGCCCTGGCCTCCTTGACAAACTCGGCCACGGTTCTCTGGCCGGCGATCGACTCCTCGATCAGGCCCTTGGTTGCGGCGACAACCTTCTGGTTGTCCGCATGCGCGATAGTCCATGCCTTGGCCCGGGCGGCCTCTGCGAGTTTTGCAAACTCGTCTTTAGTGTAAGGCACCTTGTGCTTGAACCATCGCCAGGCCTCGCCGCCGGGTTCGAGCGGGACCTCGGACCACTGGGCGTATTTCAGCCGCGCCGCTTTCTCGGTAATGCCTTTGACCCCCTGTTTTTGCGCCCACCCGAAATAGCCCCGCTGGTGGGCGTCCCGCCAGAGCAGCGCGCTGCCCAGCATGCGGCCCGAGAGAACAACTCCCTCGACCTGCCGGACTACGTATTTGGGGGGCTGGGGGGTCCATTCATTGGCAACCCAGGCCAGGCTCGGCGCAGCCTTGAGCTCACGCTCGATAGTTTGCAGCCCCCTGTCCCAGACCTTTATCATCCGGGATCGCGCTCTGCGGTAATGCTTGTCAAGTATTGTCTCTCGCCGCTTGGCGAGTGTTTTTCTCGATTCTCTTTTCATATTTGGCGGGCACAGCACGCTGTGCCCCTACATTTTATTTTGTTTTTTCAGGCCGGTGGCAGATTACTCTGCCACCGGCTCTCAGTTAAAAGTCAAGACCCTTTTAGATCGATTATAAAGGACATTTGAGCACGCAGTTAACCGTGCTGCAAGTTATGGTTATCCTTCCGACCGTTACCGAGTATGCCGCCATATCCCTGGTCGTCTCCAATGCGCGCTCTGCATCTGTATATGCAAAAGAACATTTTAGAGCGCTCTCTCCGCTAGGGTCGTCGGCTTTTCTGTCCGCCGCAAAGAGCGCATAATCGCCATAGTTGTCAGGGGTCGCTGACGTGATGGCGCCTATCGGGCTTGCGATAGCAACCTGATCTGCCTGAATTCCGAAAACAGGCTGTTCGGGCTGATCGAGACCCTCCGGCGCTATAATATCCCGAGCTAAGACCAGGCAATATGCCGGTCCATCTTGGCCTGGATCGTTTATAGTGTCGGCGAACAGCCAGGCCGAAAAGGCGAAAAGCAGGGTCGAAAACATTACGGACACTAAAAGTCTGAACTTCATTTTTACCTCCTTTCCTAGTAATAGTTATCTGCCAGTGAACAGGCACAGCACGCTGTGCCCCTACATTGTTTTGTGCTTTGCCTACAGCCCGCTCTCCTTGTCCTTATCAAAATCCTTGTCGAACTCGTCGCCTTCCTTTTCGGCGTCTCTCAGGTCCAGGCCGAACATGTTCGGCTGCTTGCGGCCCTCGAGCGGGTGTTCGCCTTCACCGACCGGGGGAAACCCTATCTGCTCGCGCAGCCACTCCTCGCTGACCTCCAGGCCGAGGTCATTGCGGGCCACCGAGACCGCCCGGAGGAAAGCATCCAGGTCCTTGTTTTCCTCGTAGGGGATGCGGAAACTCGGGTACATGCCCGGCTGCTGCGGGCCGAAATTGAGATCCACCAGGCGGTCGACCACCAGGTCCATCTGGGCCTGATGCCACAGGCTGTCCTCTTCACAGATATACTGCTGCGTCTTGCTCTGAAACTTGGCCAGGGCATAGGTGCCGGACTCGCTCTCGGTGGAAAGTGTCTGCCCCAGGATAGACTTGGCGTACTCACGGTCGACATATTCGTCAATTAAAAACTTGAAAGTATCAATCACCCCCCGCTTGTCCGCCTCGGTAACTGCAAGCTGGCTGCCCTCCGGGCCTATCCCCACCGCATTCCCGTGCATCTGTTTGAGAATATCAAGCAGATTGGTTTGTTCGTCCTCCGGCGTTCCCTGCGGATATGTAGCCCACAGAAACGGGGTGCCGAATTTTTCTATAAAGCGCATGAGTATTTTCAAGCCGTTGGCTTTCATATACCAATACGGGTACAATTCCCTAAGCAGGCCTTCGCCGTAAGGGATCTCATCCGAGCCCCAGGTGTTGACCAGGAAATTGGCCGCCGGCATGACCTCGCCGCCCATGCCGCTCAACCCTGTCAGCACCAGGTTGTCGTCCTTGTCGAAACGGAACCGCTCGGGGTCGCGGTTTTTGAAACACTCTATCCCGATTTTTTTATCGTCCCGCAGCTCGTAGATTATCTCGACCGGGCGGAACCCGTAAGCTAAAGCCCTGAACATGGCCACGCGCGAGATCTGGAGATTCTTGATACCCCCAAACACGTCCTTGACAAAACCCGCCATGCCGGATTTGTCCTCCGGGTCGTCCTCGCCGGGGATAATGTCCCAGCCCTGGGACAGCACGGTCAAGGCGCGCAGGCGGAAGCAGCGGGCCAGGGACGGGTCCTTGCGCAGCATCCGGGTGTAGAGCTTGTAGCCCTCAGTGGAATGGTCCTCGAGGGTCTTGTCCGTCACGACCTGGAGGTTGCCCAGCAGCAGGGTAGCCCATTTCTCCAGTAGCGGGCTGGACAGCTCGCGCCCGACCTGAACTGTCAATTTTGGGGTCGGCGGTCTGCGCCGCCGCCGTTTCGAGCTATTTGCCATTTAGCCGAAAACCTTGCTTAGCCTGTCGATTATAGCCCGCGGTTTGCCGAACTGTATTTTTCTCGGTTTTATAATATGTTCTGCGGTCTGGACAGCCATTTCCAGGGCGTCCGGACCGTCATCATGGTCTGTCAACGGATAAAACCGGAGCTGGTCGATCAGGGTACGGTGACGCTTCTGCAGCCGGATAGTGCCGTTCTTGATCTGCGGCTGAAGGCGCTGGATACGCAGCTCCTTGTCCTTGATGCTCCTGATCCCGCGGATGGGAGGATAAAACCCGCGCTCGCGGGCCACCTCGCTCATCCGGTCTTTGAAAAACTCCTGAAACTGATTCTCCTCTACGCCTATCAGGATGCAGCGGCGGTGAAGATAAAGCTGGATAACGTCTTCGATTATTTGATTCGGCGGCCGGCGCTCGATATCTGCATCCAGCACATAAAGCGCCCCCTTGCGGGTAATGCCCAGACAGACAATGGCCGAAGGATCGTTGCGCCGGCTCGACTTGCCCAGCGAGGGATCTACCGCGGCCACGGTGAAAGCGATCTCGTCCATGACCTGATCCTCGATAAACCACTGAAACCACTCCTCATTGAATAGGCATTCATCGGGATCAAGGGGCTCATTCTGCATTTCCTGGGAGAACGCCGACGGCCCGTCGCTGATACGGATCTCCATAAGGTCATAGTAGGAGCGGTGTTCGGGCCAGACAACCTCAGTGTTTCGGGTCATCTCATGTTCGTTGCGATTGAAATATTTCCTGGCCTTAGCTTTGCGCTCCTCGATACTGACACTCATGTCCGTGCGGAACCGCTCCCATACTTCCCACAGCTTTTCCGCCGGGGACCATGAGATCACCGCCCGGTACAATACCGATTTGAAGCTGGCGTTCCGGTGGAGCAGCTCGGACAGAAGGCTGTCCCGGTGGAGCACGGTGCCGATCACAAAAATATCCGCGGTTTTAACCGCGGCCCGGCACAGTACATTGAAAAACCAACGGCGGTTTTTATTGCGCTGCTCGGGGGTCTGGATGTTTTGATCATTTTCCAGGTCGTCGCAGACGATCACGTCCGGTCTATGTTCCGCCTTGCGCACTCCGCGGATCTTCTGGCGTGTGCCGAAACACTGGATGGTAAATCCTCCCTGAGTAACAATACGGTCTTGCGTCCATTTGTCGGAGGGCCCTATCAGCTCCTCTCCGTAAAAATTTTTCAGACGGTCATTGCCCTCAAGTTCATCCTTGATAAACTCTAAAAATCTGCGGGCCTGAGATTGAGTGTCCGAGACCAGCAGGAGAAATTTTTTGCCGGTTAGTTTTATATGAGCCGCCAACCAGATAGGGAAAAGCAGGGATACTATGGTACTCTTGGCGCTCTCCCGGGGAGCGGCGACTGCAGTCCGGGTGGAATCTTCCTCCAACACGTCAGATATCAGGCTTTCGGCTATCTCACGATGAAAACCGCAGCCTGGCTTGGAAAAATAATGTGGAAGCAAATCCCGCCCGAAAGCCAGCATATCGTTAGCGAACAATTCAAGGCGTCTTTTATCCTCGACAGAAAGGCGCTTGCCCACATTCCTCTGTATATTTTCAAGCACCTTGTCGATCGATGTCTGTTTTTTGAGTTTAGCCATGGTCCAAAAATGCCTCTGTGAAGCTCATTGGGCGGCCCAATTTTGCCCAATGGCCCCTCGGCCGATAAGTACCACCTGATTTTCGAGATCGTGCAGCAGTGGCGATTTTCATTTTTTAATTTTTGCTTTGAGTTTCTCGCCGAGCTCGGACATGATTGCGGGGTCGTCGAGCACGGTTTTCAGTTTTGGGATCTCTCGCAT